TACACATATGCCTCCTCGACGTATGCCGCTTTTGTGCCTGCAATGTTCACAGTGGCAGATACTGCATTGTCTACAATCGAAAATAGGCAGAAATATGTGTTTGCCGCATTGTGTCCTAATCTTAACTTGGTGTTTCCCAATGTAAACTCCCTATTTTGCACGTCGTGAGAATACGTAAATATAAGCCTATCTGCCATGGACTTAGCTACCGTGGATGTCTCTATTGCGTTTGCTATCACGTCATATGTTGCCACCTGTGAGATTGTTGTGCCATTGTCAGCTAGGGCGGCGGCAATCTTCTTTTTTCCCTCACTGACAGACTGAAAACACGAACTTACCTCTGATGCCAGCTCGTCTATTGCCTCTTGGCACGTCTCGCCTTTCAACTTAGATGTTTTATTGTCGTAATTAGTCCTTGTGGCTGTCAGCTGTATATTGTTTAGCTTGGTTTCAACCTCGGTTATCTTGTCTGACAGTTTGGTTGCATCGTCCTGTGAGAGCAATCCCTTGATTGAATCGTACCACTCGTTAATTTCCTTCTCCTCGTTTGACAGCCATGTGCTTAGTGTGGTCTTCGTGTTTCCTTCGAGGCTGTTAATCTTTGCTGTGAGCTGGCTGTATATGCTTTCGGTGTCAAGCTGCTGCACTGTCGATACGACCATGCCGCAAAGCTCGCTTGATAGCCTTGTGTCCTTTATATTTTTGCTCTGTATCTTTAAAACTGCCTTTTCTACCGTTATGTCTGCTATGCATAGCTCGTATATATCATCGTCCCTTTGCAGTGACTGTGCCACTGGGTTTGCTGACGCTATGCCTTTTTTAATCTTAGCCGTAATCCAGCGGTTGCTTGCGTCATATTGTAATACAACCCTGTCTATCCTGTTATAATTGCCGTCTGCGGTTTCAACAGTCAGCGTCTGCCCTCCCGTTACCGTATAGAGTGCGCCGTTTATGTTCGCATTGCCGTCCGCAATCTTGATCTTCATCGAGCTTCCGTCCGCTGTGGCTTTCAGCGCCGTCGAGCTTGTCCAGAACACTCCGTTGGATATCAGCGCCGAGAAGTATCTGCGCCAGTCTGAAGAGCTGTATTTTCTGTCGCCCCCGACGGATCCGAATGGAAAGTATAATTCCGCCATATCCTTCCTCCTTTTAAATTTTGATGGCGATTGTGTCGCCGAATGTAATTTCTAGTTCCGTGACGCCGTTTTGGATTGTGTACTCCACCGCCGCCACCCTTGCATCCTCCCTGACGTTCCAGTTCGTGTCGACGCACGATATGATATCGCCAAGCCAAAAGTTCGTCATGTACTTTGCGACGCCTGCCTCGCTGAGCTCCGATACCAGCTCCGTCTTCTCCGACAGGTCCGCAAGCTCTGACTGCGCGGCTGTGTTTAGGATATTTAGATACTGCGCCTCGGTGAATTTTTTTTCATTGCCCTTTGCGTCGGTATATGTCCTCGATATGCCGCTGCCATTGTAATATGACTCGCTCCTGTCAATCCCGCTGCCGCCGCCCACCACCACTAGCGGTGTGTTGCCGTTGTCATCGTCTGCACCAGTGGTGTAGAGCGTATTGCGGTATGATTCGTCTGTTTCGGTTGTTTCAAGCGTATAGGCTGTATCGTAGTCCCTGCTTATCACCACTGCGCTATAGCCCGACGTATTGCCGCTGCTCCTGTCATCGCCCTGATAGAGCCAGAAGCCGAAGAGCTTGCTACGTTCCTCCACGAGGATGTCATATCCTAGTCCAGAATTGACACACCTTGCTTCTATCTCGGTCTCAACGTCAGAATAGTCCTCATTGCTGTATTCAACCGTTTCGGATTTGTATACTGGCTGGAAGAGTTTGACTATTGGCATCTGTCTTTCCTCATCTGCTCCCTCGCCTATGTTCTCGTCGAATATTTGGTTGATAATCTCCAAGTCAGTTGTGTTTGCTTCAATCTTGTTGACTATAACCCTTCGTGAGAACCACGCTTTAAGCCCCATGGCCTGCGCCTCTATCTGCTCCTCTCCGTAATACGTGGTCTCGACATGGCGGTAGCGTATCTGCGCCGCCCTGTACCACTTGCCGTTCTCGTCCTGGAAGTCGGGTTTCGGTCCCCTTTTGACCAAGATGTTGCCTTTTGCCAGCAATTTCTTGTTGATATCGGTCACATTTGCCAATATCTTCACATCGCCGACCGCCGCCTTGTCATTATATGTGTCCTTCCATATGGTGGATATTGAATCATCCATTTCCCCCATGAAGTTCAAGTTCTTGTCGTATACCCTTATCGTTATCCCCGCCATAATCACGCTCCTATGTAGAGCTGTTCACGGATTACGGCTGTCTCCAGAGCCGTAACGCCTGTGTCAGCGTCATATTTGAATGTGTTGTCTCCGACTTCCAGCTGGATGAACGTGCTGTCGATGTCAAGGTCGCTTATTATATCGGTCTCCGATGTCGCATCGGATATCGTCACGCTCTTGTTGCCGTAGGTGGTGTTGACCGTTATCGTCTCGCCAGCCTGCATCGTGTGGTTGACTTTGATATACTCGCCTGTGTCGGCGCATATCAGCGTTGGATTTACCACCGTACCGCTTGCCTTAAATTTAACGATTATTCCGTTCCTTACGTCCCCGTCATTGGTGACGGTGACGATCATTGAGGCGTTTCTGGTTTCAAATTCCATGCCGCCGTCCGCATCGGGTATCTCAATGTCGAACTCCCACAGGCTCTCCCATGTGGCAATGTCCGTCTCGGCTGCTACATTGTCAGTCCAGAAGGGGCGGTGGGCGATTAGGTTGATGGTGAAATCAGTCATTACGCCGCCTTTGAATGTTGGGGATTCCTCTGTCCTTGCCTCTATGCTCCTGCTGTGGTTTCCCATTCTGTATGTCAGTGTCCCCGAATTGCAGGGGTTGAATACTGTGGCGAGGGTTCTGCGCGCCTCCCTGTCCTCTTCGTTGTTTGTTGTGTTGATTTTGCCCTTTATTTTGATTTCTCTCTCTTCAATCCTCTGTCCTGTGACGGTGGCGCCGTATTGGTTCATGCCGTAGGTGGAGTAGAGCTTTGTTTCAAGCTCAAATAACCCCGTCACGTCAAGCGATGCGTTAACATGGTACAGCTCCCCGATGCCCATTGCCACCGTCCTGCCATTGGAGTCGGTGTATATTAATTCTTCGTATATCATGCTGTCACCGTCCTTACAATGTCTCTCATTTGCTTTGCGGCCTCTTTCTGCTGTTTCTTATAATCCCTTGTGTCGCCGTAGAAATATTGGTTCACCACGATGCCGTCTGACGCGCCTTCATCGGTACCGCCCTGCTGTGCTGCCTGTGCCGCTGCAGTGCCTATGGCTTTTGTGTCCGGCAGGCTCTCAGATATAATTGAATTAATGTCTGCCATCGTGTTCTTCCAGCCGAGTATGTATCCCTCGCCTGACATCTCCCCCATGTATTCAAATTTCTTGGAAGGCGAGTGGATGTCCAGCGACGACTTTGCGGCGCTTACCGCTTCGGCGCACATCTTCTGTATCGCCGCGACTACCGTTCCCTGTCCGGACTCTATGCCCTGTGCAATACCCTTTGCGATATTGAGCCCTATATCCTTATAGGTGGCCTGTGACATTCCATCCTTTGCCACTGACAGCATGTGTGATGCCAGCGTGTCTATTGTCTTTAGCACCTCGTCGGTGTCCCCTTCGATTCCAGTCGCCAGCCCCTCGTCGAAGTACACGCCCATTTCCTCTGTAACCTTGGAGGGTGAGTGTATTAACAGCTTTTCGGCAAGCGCGCCCGCCGTATTTATTCCAAGCTCCTCCGCTGCGGCTGTCGCCTCTTCGGTGTTGTCGGTAACTCCGTCGATATATCCCTGAGCCGCATTCTCCCCAGCTGAGTAGTATGAGTCAGTGATGCTCAGCGCCACCGAATCGGGAAGCTTCATCGCCTCCTCGTACAGGTCGCCCGCTTTGGACAGCTCTTCATCCGTCATGTCGACAAATGTCTGCACATACCCTGCTGCGGACGGTCCCATTTCCGCAAGTGTTTTCAGCAGTCCTTGGTTTATCCCCCTGTCTGCGAGGGTGTTGAGGTTGTCGGACCATTCCGATACACCGTCGACCTGTGACTGCATATTGTTGAGCATTTCGGTTGTCGAAAGTTCGGTGCCTTTCGAGAACTCGCTGAACAGGTCTAATTGCCCGCTGATCGTCTCGCTTAAACTCGTAAACATCTCATTATAGGCTTCGATTGCGTCCTCGGACATTGTGCTTATCGATGTGCCGGTCTCTTCGGCTGCGTCTCCAAGCTCTCCCACTGCCTCTGTTGCCGTGGTAAGCGACTCGTTGTCCGATATATACTGCATCGTGGCGGCGTATTCCTCGCCAAGTCCGTCTATTGTGGTGTTTGTCTCCTCGATCTGCCCCCTTAAGGCTTCAAGGTCATTGGTGGCCTGTGTGTAAGCCTCCTGTGCCTCGTCGCTGTAGCGGAAGTTCTCGCCTCCGTTTGCCTTTTCCTCGTTCAGCCTTGCTTCCGCCTCGCTCAGTCTGTTGACGGCCTCGGTCTCCTCCGCTGTCAGCTCTGCAAGCTGTTTCTCGGCTTCGTATTGCTGGCTCGCAATCTCGCTTAGATCCTCCCTTGCAGCTTCTGCCTTTGCCAGCGCCATGTATGCGTCAATGTTCTCGTAGAGTGCATCCGTCGTCATGTTGAGTTTTTCGGTCTGTTCGTCGATATAGAGGTTAAGGTCTGGCATTGCCTCGTTTAGCTGTTCAACTATCGCCTGCTGCCTTGCCTGCTCCTCGGCTGTAAGCTGCGTCCTGCTTTGCAGCGCCTCCAGCTCGCCCACCAGTCCCTTGCAGGTCTGCTGCTCTGTTTCGAGTGATTTCCTGTTGGTCTCCCTGGTCTGTGCCGCTGTCTTCGTCTTATCGTTGAGCTGTTGCGACTCATCAGCAAGCTTCCTCACTGAATCGCTCAGCTCGTTATTGGCATCGGTCGTTGTGACTGCGTACAGTGTGACCGCGCCTACCACCGCCCCGATCGCTGTGGCGAGTGCGATATATGGGTTGGCGTCTGCCGTTACGTTGAACAAATTCTGTGCTACGGTTGCCGCTTCTGTTGCTGCGGTGTATGCCACTTTCGCCGTTGTAATGCCGCCGATTAATCCCGCTATGGTGTTTCCGTTGTCGAGGATCCACGTCAGCACGTCTATCATCTTCGGGATTGCCCCCTCTGCAAAATCAAGCGCTGAGTCTGAGAAATTTGCCAGTGATTTTGACATTTTCGAAAGTGAAACGCCTAAATCCCCGTCATCAATCGAATCCTGAAGCCTTCCCACTGCATCGGTTGCCGAATCCACTGCATCTTTCATGGTGTCGTCAAACAGGTCGTACACCGAAATCTGCAGTCCTTCCATCGCGCTCTGCAGTATCGTAATCTTGCCTTTCAGGTTGTCATTCATCGTGTCCGCCATGTCCTGCGCCGCCCCTGAGCAGTCGCTTATCTCTGTCTTGAGTTTTGACCATTCCCCTGTAGTGCTCTTTAACAGTGCGTTTACTGATGCGACGTCAGTGGTGTTGAATATTCCCGCAATTGTCTCGGTCTTCTCGCTGTCCGACATGTCGGACATAAGCTCGTTCATTTCCTCAAGAATTGTATTTAAGTCCTTCATCTTCCCCGATGAATCGTTTACCTTCAACCCCAGTGCGGCGATAGCATTGGATGCTGTGTCGGACGGTGCTGACAGTGTCAGTAATACATTCCTTAAATGCGTGCCGCCCTCCGCGCTCTTGATTCCGTTGTTGGCAAGTACTCCGAGTGCGGTGTTCATCGTCTCTATTGACTGTCCTGTAAGGGATACTGTACCCGCGCACACGAGTGTTGCCGCGCCCAGCTGTGCGACGCTGGTGTTTGACTTCTGCGACGTCTTGGCCATCTCATCTATGTAGTTATCAAGTTCCTCCGTCTCCATTCCCAGGGCTGCCATGGAATCCGTTACCATATCTGATGCTTCTGCAAGCTCCAGTCCGCCTGCTGCCGCAAGGTTCAATACTTTTGGAAGTGTTTCGGCTGATTTCTC